TCATTGGCGAGGTCTGCGTCTGCAACTTGTGTATCAGAACCGTGGTGTGCAGTGACGTAAACCTTGCCAGCGTATTCTTCCGGCGCAGTTACATCTGAAAGCGTCTCACCCAATGATGTTGAGAAAGTCAACTTCTTGTCGTTTAGATAAACCTCGTCAACACTTTCAATTTCATGTCCAGCCAAGGCGATAACAAGCTGGAGGTCTTTGTTGTCCCTTGTTGTTTCCTTGAAGACGATAATCCCGCCGACCTTTCTCCTGCCGTAGATGATGGCGTGTTCTGCGGCTGGCGCAACGCCCGACAATTCATAGCCAGTTGTGTTTTGTTGTTTCGGAACTTTTGGGCCGAGGACAGAGGCCGCGAGACTTAATCCTACAGTCTTCACTAAGCTCATAAAAAGCGGCTGTGCTACTAAGTACATTCCAATCTTGGTGGAAGTTACCCAAGCGACAACGGGCATAATTGGGGCGGCGGTCGCGGCGGTTGTTGTCAGTAACAGAACCCAGATAATTTTGAAAAACATTAGTCCACCGCCCAGAATATATCACCATCTTGCACGGGTAAGAATACCACACCTTCGCATGAAATGAACGCAACAGTTTCACCAACGCAGACGCCTAGTGCAATCTCTGTGACGCCACTCGCGCCTTCTGCCCGTCCGACTATACTGCCTCGCGGAGGCAAGACGACATCCAGACGCACAAGACGCGCATCAATGGCCTCAACAATGGTTTCAAAACCCTGCTCGTCCAACAGTGACTTGTACCATTTCTTGGCAGTGTGAGCGGTTTTATATTGTCCCGACCAGTCAGGCGCGAACTGTGCGCCAGTCATGGCTTCATGCGCTGTGTTGGAAAATGTAAGACAATCATTCGCGCCCCATTGAAAGCGCAAATCTCGCACATCATCTATATATGTATTCAGCCTTTCAGACCAGTCGGTTCGCTTCATTATCGCCCCCAAGCAAATTTCTTTTGTTGTAAGCTCTCGACAAATTCAAATCCGTTGTCGCTTGGAAAACGAGATTTTTGGTTTGAGTCTGTGTATCTGCGGTTTCTTGGACGCTGTAAGTCAATCAATCTGCTCTCTACCGCAACCGAAATTTCACAAGAGTCTGGCCCTTCTGCGATATTCATCTGGTCAATATAACCAGAGAATATAGGGGTCACTGTGTCGGAGGATTCGCCTTCCCCGACAATGATTGCGCTACCGTTTTGTTGCAAAACCAAATCTCCATCCTGTTGCAACATCCGGCTCTCGCCATCCGCAAGGGTTCCGAAATATATAATACACTTTCGCCCCTGATAGGGTTCGCTCAATACAAGGCTCAACATCTCGCTGGGCAATCCACTCAGGGTTAGGAGCGCACCTTGAGCAGACACCTCTGCGCTTTCATTAATCGCTGAAACCGATAACAGGTTTCCAGAACCCACGAACACCTCGTCATTGAAAACTAATTCACCCAAACCAGACCAAAAACGAATTGTTGTTGTGTCGAAAAAAAGCTCAACTGCAAAAAACGGATAAATGACATCATTGGTTAGGCTGGATGTTAGTTGGGAGGGGATGTCTCGGCTCATTTTATGGCCTCCTGCGCCCCGAATGTAAGACCAAAAAATGTGACCTCGTTAATGCTCCATTGCGTTTGATTCGACGAAAGCCTGAAAACGCCTTTGGCATTTGAAACAGTGACGGTGGCCCCGTCGTCCGGCGCAGACCTGACGGATGGGTAGACATCAAGTGTAGCCTCGCCACTTGCGTTACTATCAACGTCCTTCAATACTTTATGAAGTGTTGCCCCCAACCCCGAGCCGAGTTGGATATAATCCCCTGCCTTTAGGTATCCAGTTGCGCTTGCTGGCAATCCATCAATCGCAAGCGACCCACCAGTTTGGCTCGCGCCGTTGACGACTGGCGTTCCAGCAACAGACGCCGCAGAGCCGCGAGGTGTTGCGCCAGACGGGTCGCCCAATAGGAACGTCCCTTCGAGACCCTTTAGCTGTAGCAAGAATGAAACCCACTCCTCCGCGTCGTCTCGGCTCATAGGCGGCAGGGAAATGTCTGCCTCCCACGATTGGCCTCCGTATGAAATGACCTGTTGCTTAAAGGTGAACGGGGACTGAGAAAGTCCGACAGAGTTCTTCGTGCGTAACACGATAGACCTGATGCCGGATACAGTCGGTAAACTTAGCGGATAGGTAATAGCCATTAGAATGCCCTGCTAAAGTTGCCGCCACGTTGCTTGGCATCCAGCACTGCTGCTTTCGACGCCTCTGCAATCTGCGGCATAAGAGTTGCGATTTCGGTGCGAACAGTTTGCGCGACACCCGTGCTGACGTTGATTGTTTGGTTGACGACAACACCAGCACCGCCGCCCATTTTGTTGTTCGGCACAATCGTTCCCGATGAATTTGGTATAAACATTTCTGGCCCACGTTCCCCCACCATATATGTAGACCCCGATTGAACAGAGCCGCCGATGGCCTTACCAGTTCGACTGAAGAACCCAGCGAGACCCGTACCTGTTCCTTTGCCGCCCGTGCCAACTGTGCCGACCAACTGCTGGATAATAAGCACATCAATAAGCTGGCTAATAATCGATGCGGCCATATTCTTGAACGCATCCTTGATACTCTCCGTACCCTGAATGACAGATTTGAACGACTGGCCGAATGAGTTGGCAATTCCTTGTGATAGCCTATCGGTGTCCTTTTTGATTAGGCCAAATGCGTTGGGAACTTCTGTTTTCACTATATCCGCGTTCGCTTTTACCTTGAGGAACTGCTCGGCCATTAATTGAATGCTCCCAACAGTCTTGAGAGTTGCTAAATCCGCTCCATCCATTAGCGGGATTAACATGTCTGCTATTTCCGTCAGTATTGTCGCAGCCCTTAATGGTTCACCAAAGGCATCGATTGTAGACAGAGCCTCAAATTTACCCATAAGGGCTTCGGTTTGCTCTCTCTGTAACCCAAGAGACTCACCCAATTCAAAAGCATTGGTCTTAGCCAGTCTTAGTTGCCTCTGGAGAAGTTTGTATTGCTTAGAGCTTTTGTCGGTAACATTATTCACTTTCTCTTGCACCCTAGCAACTTGGCCAAACGCATCAAACTCGCCTCTTAGCGCGTTTATTGTTTGGTTCAGTTGCTCTTTCAGATTGAACTCTGCCAGAGCAATCTTGGACGCATGAAGGGCTTTAACTTCTTCAGTTACGTTGAAGTAATCTCTCCCTAGATCTTCTAGGGTTGTTCTCTCGCCCTTGACTAAATCGGTGTAAGTTTTGGTAGCGGTAGTCAGCTCGTCAATTTCTTCGGAGAAGTCTTTAACCATATCAGTTGACTTCAAATACGCATTGCCAAGGGCAGCGACAATGGCGATGGCCGCACCCAAAATAGCACCGCCAGCACCGAAGATACCAAAGAGCTGAGAACCCTGTTGGCCGAAGGCTTGAAGCATACTTGTGCCGCCGCCTACCTGAACGGCAAAGTCACCGACCTGATAGCCGGTTTGCTGTAAACCTGATTTGGCGAATGTAGATAAGCCGCGAGTATTCTTATCGACAACCTTACCATATTGATTGGAGACGCCCGTAGTGCGGCTAATCGATCTGCCGAGACTTTTCGCGCCATTCTCGGCTCGCTTCATCTCGCTAATGGCTTGCTGGGCTTTCGCCTGAATAATAATATTTACATCAGCCATCTCGATTATCCTCTAGGATTTTATAGTAAGCGACCCATTCATTATATTCACTTAGTTCTATTTGTTCAATCTCTCGTATCGTCTTGCCCAGCTTCTCGGCTAACGTGATGAGATTGAACCTGAACGGATCGCCTCTTAGTTTTTTTCCTGTTCCTCGACGGTCGCAGCATCGAACACGGACGAGAAGATACCAGTGATAAGCGTGATAGGCTCATTCAACAGAACCTTCTTATCCTCGATGGTAAATAGTTTCTCACCCTGTTCATCCTCTGCCTTGATGATGATTAATTCCACCATTGCAGCGATAGTCGGGTTGGATAGGAAATCCTTATGCTTGCGGGTTACCCGGTCAATGTCCTGACCTGTAACTGCTCCATAATGGATGTGTAGAGGAGCGTTGCCATCGCCCCACTCCTCTACACTTATGCTTTTACGTTCCCGCATTGATCTGTTCGCGGAAATACGTTCGCTTAAAATAGACATAGTGCCACCCCTTGTCTGTTAATGTTAAACGGTCGTTTCAGTCAGTGCGCCAGAACCTTGAACACTCAATGACATCTCAACCATTCCGTCGAATGACGCAGTGATTGAACGACCAGTCACAATGCCTGATCCTGTGTAGTAAGTGTCGCCAGCAGTATCGCCCTCTGGGTATACTGAAAACGTGATTGATGCGCCAGCGTCAACAGCATTTTGTGCTGTGTCTGTCTCATCGAAGTAGACTTCAAACGTCGCGCTGAAAGTGGTCAAGCCAGCTTTATAAGTCCGTGCGCTATCGCCCATTGTCGAATCTTCAATCGTCTCGCCAGTGCTTTCGATTGTATAAGAACGGATTTCGCCCAAAGTATCTGAGCCAATTTTTACCGTTCCTTCGCTACCTGTATGTGTTGCCATAATTATGCCTCATTGGTTTTGGTTGCTTCGGGTTTCGGTGATTTAGCCTTCACCTCGGCTTTTGGTTTGGCTTTCTCTGTAGACCAACCCTTTTTCACAAGGCTCTCGACTTTGTCTTCCCAGACTTCCATCGTGCTAGAACCTTTGTAAACTGTAATACGTTTCGCCATCATATCATCCTATACGGCTGTTTCAACATCGTTCTCTAAAGTAGCATATTTGACTGAGATTGTGAAACGCGCAACGCCGACCGTTTGGTCGCCTTCTCCGTCGTAATCAACCTCAAAGCTGGTGACCATAGTGTCCTTGGCATAACCGCCACGGGTCAGGTCTGTCGCCAGTGCTTCTTCTACTTCTACAGCAATCGTGTCCAGTGTGTCGTCCACGCCGGATGCACCCTTCACATAAGCCTCGACCATTACCTCTAGGTCTCTTATCTGTGTGCGTGGTGGTGTTAGTGTATTGTTATTGATGATTTCATTGCGCGTATAAACACAAAGGGCTGGCAACTTTGCGCTGGCCAGTGGAATTGTGCGCGTCTTGAATACGCTCGATCCTGTAGTGGAAAGCCCGGTGACGGTCGTAGCCACGTTGTCTCTGATACTCTTTCTGACGTGTGCCATTACACTTTCTCCAAGACCAGTGTCGTTACACCCGTGCCATCACGCTGCACTACGTTAATCGTGTATGAGATTGCATTGATAACAATCGCATCACCCTCTACGGCAGAAGCCACATCTGAAGAAGCGCAAGTAAAGCGAGGCTGCTCAATGGCGAAAGTAACAGTGCCACCAGCATCAGCTTCATAAAACTCATTGTCAAAGATACCCTTTATACTGGTAGACGAACCGCCAGCCGGAGTATAGGTAGCAGTGACCGCGAAGTCGTCAGTCTCAAAGAAGATTGCCAGCTCTGTCGCGGTCTCTACAGCCATTACTCAGCCTCTGGGAAGTCAACGTCAGTGAATGCCCGGTTGGTTACCTTCTTAGCCTTCTTAGGGGCTGGTTTAGCTTTTGGTTGCGGAGCAGATGTTGCTTCTACGCGACCCATTGCGACAAGCGAACTGCTTTCATTCGTGTCGGTAAGTTCGATTACATCACCGGCTTGAACTCGTTTGCCGCCAGCTACTGTGTTCTTCAATACTAAGTAAAACATATTTCCACCTTATGTAAAAAAGGTCAGGAGAGAGGTGTTAGGGGTCACCTCTCTCCATCACTATTTAGTGCTTACGCACCGTCGTTGTTGTAAGCGAAGCTCACAGCATGACGAACAGCAACGTCAACAGTTTGCAGTGCAGTCACGTTGACTGTGCCGCTTGTGCTGTTGCTGTATGGGTCAACAACAATGTCGAGACCGCCGTACAGACCAATCAGAGCGTCAGCGAAGTTACCGAAGTACAGGTCGCCAGCAGTGACTTGGTTAGACACGATTGCATTGTAGCCGTTGATTTGACCATCTGGGCCAACTACGAACTGGCCTGAACCAGCGTCTTTCGCAGTTGTTTTCAGCGCACCAAACATAGAGGCTGGCAAGATGTAGGCCAAGTTACCCAACAGGGCGTTGTCTTCAGCAACGGCAGTTTCCATTGCAACAACTTCTGCGAAGGTCGGGTTTACACCAGCGAAAGCTGTTGGCGTGTTGATGCCAGCAGTGTTGCTGATGCCGGTAGGCTGACCAGATGAACCAGAGCCTGACAGTGCGCCAGCGTCGATTGACAGGGCGATGCCTTGAGCAAGGTCGTTGCGGATCAGGTTCTCAATGTCGAGCGATGACTGCTGCATCATCAGACGTGTAATCTGAGTATGTGCGCCAACTACTTTTGGTGACATTGTGATTTGGCCGAAGGTAGGCTCGCTCTCACCAGAGGCAGCACCTTCAGTTGCAATCCAACCAGCAGTCGAAGCGGCTGATTTTTTCGGGATTACAACGTCGCCTTGCAGACCGTTAAGAACGGTTGCGCCAGCAGCCATTACGCTTGAAGCGTTGCGAAGTACGTCAACGAAATCACCGCCACGGAAGTCTTCAGCAATCAGGGCTGAGTCATCAGAGGTGTTTACGTCACGTTTGGCCCAAGAGCGCAGAACTTCGGTTGGAAGCATTACGCCACGAGCAGAGCGACCAGTTGCGCGTTGTGCGGCTTCTGACACTTCCATCTCGAAGCGGGCTTCTTCTTGAGCCTGACGGTCTGATGGGTTGGCCATTGCACGGATAGCACGCATTACTGAGAACTCACGAACTTCGTCTTTGCTCAGACCAACTTCGGCAGTTTCCAGTGGCTTGTCGCCAATTACTTCGAGCAGTTCACCACGGAACTGGTCAAGTGATTTGTTTTCGGCAACAGCTTTGGTAGCAATATCGCTACGCTGATGTTTTGCGCCCAATTCAATGATTGCGGCGACTTCTTTGTTGCGAGCAGAACGAGCTTCGTCTGCGACAACATTGATATCGATGTCAGACATAATTGTCTCCTTAGTTTCGATAGTTTCAGTTTGGGTTTCAGATGAAATATCTTTTGCGCGTCCTACGCCGACTGACTGGTCTGCCGGGATGCTAACAACCGATACTTCCATTGGAGACCAAGACTTGACGCGGTAGCTATCCTCGCCCTCTCGCTCCATTTTGTTGACTGAGTAGCCAACGCTGATATTCGCACGGATACCATCCGTAACGTCATCAAACACCTCTTTAGCCATTCCGTTCTTACCGAACCGAACTGTAGCTCGCAACACGCGAGACGAACCATCGAGAGTTACATCCTCTACCACGCCGATTTGTTGGCGAGGATCATGATCGAGCAGAAGTGGCGCACGGCCTGACTTCAGGAACGATAGATCAACGCTTTTCTCGGTGTGGTCGAGAATTTCTTTGCCGAAGTTGCGCTCAACAGGTTCTTCGCTGGAGACTGCAATTTTAACTCGGCGTGTTTCCTCATCAATCGCGCCACTGCTCATGTCAGTCGCACGATGCTGAATTTTATCTGACGAGAAGCGTTCTTCGTCGTTGTAGCTAGATGTTTCCATCTCAACTTCTTCGACTTCTTCTGCCTCGACTTCTTCGGTCTCAGCTTCTTCGTGATGCTTATCAAAAGTGACGGTTACTGTCTCGTCGGCTTCCTCAACAGCGATGACATGACGTTCTTCAGTCTCGACCACTTCGGCTTCTACTTCGATTAATTCTTCGGTCATCTCTATGTCCTTTGCTAGAGTTTCATCGTCAATGTTACGCTCTTTATCTTCCTTTTTCAATAGGTCGGTAATTCCCTTGGCCCAAGTCTGACCAGCGTTTCCAGACCACAAATCCCACGCAATTCTCCAAGCAGTAGGCCCACCATCGTTCTCTTTGGCGGCATAGTGCTTGGCTTTGTTGTTTGCGTGTCTGCTGAAATAGCTGTGCATCCGCTTGACAGTATCTTCAGACAACCGCTTGCCGTTCGAGATGTCACGCGCACGAGCAACACCGACTGCTGTGCCGCCACGACCGTATTCACGCCGCCACTCAAGCGCACGCTTGGCGGCTGTAATCATTCCGTCGGTGGGTTTATACGTCGCCATCTTCTGCCTCCGGTTCGCCGCTGACCTCTGGTTCGGCTGGCTGTTTCGTGCCGAATGGCTCGAAGGCCATAGACAGGCCATAACGCTCGGCCATCTCTTTATCGCTTTGGATTTGTGCGAACAGCTCCTCAACATCACGGCCATAGTTCGCCGCCACATCATTCATGCTCAACAGACCATTGCTGATGCCAGCGATTGCCGCATTAATCTCTTTGAGCGGGTCAACCCAAGCAAAGCCACGGCCACGGAAATATACGCCAGATGAGAACTTATTAAACTTCTCTTGCGTGGCTGGAATGTTCATTGCACCGAAGTCCAATGCGCTGTCGAGCCAAGCGTTAAAGATTGGCTCACAGAAATGCTCAATCAAGAATGACTGAAGCGTTTTATAGTTGTCGCGTTCCTCGATTGTGCCTTGGCGAATGGATGAATACGAAACGCCGGTCAGGTCGTTTGACAACCCTGTATAGGAAATGTTCAGACCAGAAGCGATACCGCGAAGGACTGCTTTCTCAAAGCTGTCGAATGCTGTGGTCGGATGCGTTGCATCAATCATCTTGAAGTCAAAGCCAGCAGGAAGCTGGCTGTATGAACCCGGTTCCATATCCACAATAGGAACACCATCGACCGTCTCGTCATCACCAATGAACTCGTCGCCGGACGGTGTCGTAATCACACCGAACTTAGCGGCAGCGGCACGAGCCGCAACCAATTCAGCCTCACGGTAACCACCGAGCATCTTCAGCGATGCGATGACCGGGGCCATCATTGGCTCGCCACGGGTCTGGTGCATACGTTGCTGGATAAAGACGTGGATCATTTCCTCCGCAGGAACGCGAACAGTTACGCGCTGATTGCGATTGGTAGCCAAAGCAATATCATTCGGATGGCGTGTCTTAACGTGATAAGCAACAGGACGAGCAAACTCGTCAATCTCCACGCCCATACGGATTTCGTTTCCGTTCTTGGCGCGACCATTCTTGTCGTGATCGACCATTTCACCTTCGATGAACTGGATAGCAAAGCCATCTTTATATCTCTTGTTGTATATCTTCTTGACGAAAACCTCGCCGTCACGAGCCATTGTCTCTGCAACATAACGCTGGCAATCAAGCCAAGACATCCGACCTGATGCCTCACAGTTGCCCATCTTCCCCCAAGTGGAAAATGCGTTCTCTACAATCTGATTGCCGACTACGTCATAGCTGTTGTCATCATTGCGAGCGCGAACTTGAAGGGTAAAGCCCTTTTCGCCAACGACATTGGTCTTAATCATATTCAAGAAGCGGCGAGCATATTCGTTGTTTCTGGCCAAGTCTCGGCTACGGTTACGCAGCGTTGGCAAAGAGTTGTTTAACTCTTGGTCGGCAGATGAATTGCTGGTCAAGAAGTCAGCAAACAATCTCCCCTGATTAGCCCCAGCATAAGAGCGATAATGTTTAGGCATCTTAGCCCGATTTTGGTTCTTGGGCTTGCGACCAAAGATGTTGTCGAATAATGCCATTATTAAAACCTCATCAGGATTGTTGCGCTAGTCTTGCGTCCGTGCGTGATTGCCTCTTGCCGTTTCTGGTCGGCAACTTCACGACGGTAGTAGTCTCGCCACTGAACCAATTCTTCCGGCGAGAATTTAGTTAAAGACCGGCCAGAGATTGAATAGCTGGAGACATCAGCATCTGCCTTGCCTTCCAATATGCCCTCAATCTTTCCGAGCATAATCTCAGCGTGAGTTCGTGGGTCGATGTTGTTGTCTAAGTCAGTGAGAATGTCTATCTCGCCGCGATCAACAATTAGACGCTCGCTGTCACTGTTGCGTTTGATCTCTAGCTGATAGTGATAATGCCCAGCGTCGAAGTCGTCCGTTGTTCCGCTGCTGACCGAGAAAAGATAATCTTCACCGGAGGCGGTTGCGTCGAATGTGATTTCAGTGTTTGCTCCCGTTGCGATGCGAGCCAAGAAGGTCATCGTATAGTCAGTGTTTGGGTAGTCTGCTGAATACTCTGAAACCTTAAACTGAACAAAGTCACCGACAACGATATTTGTCGGGACGCCAGTCGGTGCGTTTGCTGGGTCGAATAAATTAGCCACGGGTCGCTCCTTGCGTAAAGAAGTTTTGTTTCTTGTCTCTTGCCTTCACGGTTTTCGCGTGACGACCTCT